TGATACTTTAGACGTAGATACAGCAGCATTTAGAAAACAAAGATTTGAAGGTTCTGGCAGGGTTGATAGATCAAAAGCTCCGACAAGAAGCGCTTTAGAGTTTAGCGATACGCAAAGAAAAATATTGGCAGACGCAGAAATAGACGTAAAAGATCCTGTTTTTCAAAATAAAGAACAAGTTCAAGGCATATTACAAAAAGAATTTTTACGAGACATTGTAACCAGAGTCCAGAAAGGTTCTGATATTGTTAACTACAAACAAATAGCCAATACAATCGAAGGGTATGGTACAACTGCCGATACTTTGTTCGGGCCTACTGGCAAAAGAGAATTATTAAAATCTTTAAGAGAGGCAGACCAGTTTGTAAATGTTGGTACTGTAGATGAGCTGGACGATTTGCTTGCTAGAACTTCTAACGTGGATAACGTGATAGAGGATTTAACAGCAAAAGTTACAGCTCAAGCCGAGTTAGATGAAATAGCAAAACTAGATGTTTTTAAGAGAATACAAAACGGAACAATTGATTCGGAAAATATAGTTAACACTTTGTTTAAATCTGGTAACTCAGAAGAAATAGCAGCCGTAAAACAATTGCTAGGGCCAGAGTCTGTTGAGTTTAAAGAGTTTCAAACTGCGGCGATGAGAAAAATACTTAACGATTACGTCAATCCAGGAGACGACGTAATTGAAAAACTTTTTAAAGACGGAAAGTTTTACGACGCTATACTTTCTCCAAACGGATATGGGCAAGCTGTATTAAAAGAAACTTTTGGAGATGCTCAGTATGACCTTTTAAAGAAAGCTGCCGCTAGGTCTAAGTTTCTTGTTGGCGGAGAAAGAGGTGCTCAAGGTGGGGGTCTATTTACCCAAGGTTTGATGTTTAATATTATATTTAGACCTTTACAAGCATTGCCTCAATTTGGATTGTTAAGATTGTTGTCAATGGGTATGGGAGAGCCGCGTTTTGTAAAATGGTTAGCTGGAGAAATACCAGACAAGGCGTTCCTAAAAAATGATCTGCCCACCCTGTATGACGCTCTTGGCGTTGGTCAGCCAATAAGAAGATCTATAGGAATACAATCAATAGCAGAGCCTGTAAGAGAAACTTCAGAATATGGACGAAGACAATTTGAAAATCAAGGAGTTGATCCAAAGTCTCCTATAGCTTTAGAGCTACCAGAAGTTGAGCCTGCTAACTTGTCAGCTCAAAATCAAACAACACCAAGTTTGAATCTTTTAGGGGGTAATATGGCTAATATGGATATTGCTCAAAGACTAGCAAATTTAAGTTAACCCTTAATTAAATAAAGATCCCAGTTATTTCTTAACACTTCCAACCATTCATCTATTGGCATAACTGCTACTTTATCATTATCTTCATCCCACTCAGGATTAATTGCGTACAAAGGCACGCACACCCGAATAGGCTTACGATTGTATTTAAAAATTAAAACGGGGATACGGCCATCTGTAGACTTACAGACTTGATCCCACCAGCCTTGTTGATACCAATCTCCCTCTTTATAAAACTTGCACTCTACGGCGTGATGAGGAATGTTTATATCGCAAAGATCTTTAGATTGATATTGGTCTAAGTTACGCTTGCAAACGTAGTCAATACCCTCAGACTTAAAAAATTCGTTTAATATTTTGGCAACGTCTCTCTCAAACGTTGCTCCCTTGGTTCTTGAGTTGATTGGCATTGTTCTTCTCCTTTAAGGTTCTTTCTTTCATTAATAACTCTAGCTCATGCCAGCGATACATTTTTTTGTTTACATTATCCCAAAACCAACCTTTAAAATTATAAGATTTATTTGTTGGTCCTTCCATTATTTATCCTTTTTGTAATTGTTTACTAATCCCATTTCTTCTCGGTCAAAACCTAAAGGGTGGGGAGATAAACATTCTAACTCATCTTTACTAAAATGGATGTAGGGTTCTGAATCTTCTTCGTAAATAGGCTCTGCTATTGTTCCAAACCTAACGTCGTATATGTGATCTCTTTTCCAGGTATGACTGTAAACGCTGTCTGTCATTGCATAAACAATTACAAAAGGTTGATTGGTTGCTAAAGATAGAGCTGAGCCCATTCTTAGCTTGCTAGCAGAAAGTAATAAAGTGTCATACTTTGTTATACCAAAAGTTCTGCATTTTACTTCCAACCAAAAAGATATTTCTTTTGATTCACACCAGTAATCTAGGCCATAACTAACTGGTAGTTTATGACATCTAACATTCCACAGGCCCTCTATAAAACCAGCTACACGCTCTTCGCGCTTTTGGTCATTTATATTTTCCATTTTTGGTTTTGGTTTATCCATTCGTTTCTCCCTTTTTAAATACAATACGCACACAATACTTGCGAACAATCGCAACAAAGGTAAATACTGTTGTTTGAATAATAGAGGTTGTTAACAAGCTAATATTAAAATAATTACAAAGATTAAGAAGAAGAAATGATAAAGGTAAAGCTATTATAAAACCAACAGCGACATCGCTAAGACTTTCTTTTAAAGCCAATCTATCAATCTTCATTAAAAAATTCTGGATCAATTGCAACAATACGTTTTGTTGGTCGCCCAGTTCCTTTTGCTCTTAAATCTTTTTCTTGTATCTCCCCTGAGTTTTTTAATCTCTCTATAATTTCCTTTACTTCATATGACTTCATTGATCTAAATATTTCACGTCGATCAATATCACGCTTACTTATACCCCAATCTCCTTGCGACCTAATAAAGCTAAGTATCTGTTTGATACGACCTTCCATTTCAGAACCTGCAACTTTGTCTTTGCAGTTTTCTATTAACAGTTGATCGTAGTAATAAACATAGTCTATTGCCCATTGGGTTATATCGCCTTTAATAACCTTGGCCCTTCTGTCATCTGCCAAAGCTCCGATTAAAGCTAAACGCATTGCTTTTTCTCTAGTTCGAGATAGCAAAACTTCTAGGCCTTCTTTCTCCAAAGCATTTTGTTGCTCGACAAGCTTGTAAGCCAAGCTGTCTAATAAAGCATTAGAATCATCGTCAAACTTTACAACCCTTTGCTTAAAATCCATTTCAGCGTTGTCTCTGGATATTTGCTCCATTTCATTGTCAACCTGTCTAACATGCGAAACCCAATCATAGGTTGATTGAGGCGGCTCAACAAAAGCTACCATTTTGCCAACCGTTCTTGGCACGTGAGATTCAACAACAATAAATCTGTTAAGGAACCCGTCAACAATACGACCCGTTGATAACGCGCCATAAAAGTTTTTAGGAACACTCATACCAACCAAAGTAATTGCGGGCTTGATCGTAGACCTATCCAGCACTTCCTTTTGCTGCTTGTTGGTTAGCGTCATCATTGAATAGTTATCTGGCCTTAGAACACCATGACACCTTCCCCAAGTCTCCATAAGAATCTGCAACGCGTCTTCTTTGTTTGAGTTAGATGACTTAGATATACTTTCTAACCTTTTACCAAACTCATCCATTACAGTTATATGGGTTGGCTTGTATCTTAACAAGCTGTAGATAGCTCCACTTGAGGTGTAGCCGTCTCCAGCCATAAGATCGCTATACTCAGCATGATCTAAAATAGTTTCAACAACTGTCTTAACATTTTCTTTGCCTTGCCCCGACTTAGCGATACACATAAAGAACAAAGATGAAAAGTTATTCATATTGGTTCTATACATCCTGCCCAAAGCTACTGAGCCTAAAGATAGTGCTGCTTGCATACTAATAGCTGGCTGAGATATGTGCGCTATCTCTTCTGAGTATTCGTAAATATCTTTTAATACGCCAGGAGGAGAGTAAAGATTGTCTGGTTCTTTTACTGTTTTGGTTGTTGATATATAAGCAGGCGCTTGTTGATTTTTTCTATCGTGAGTTTTCTGAACTGAATTAACCGTTGTTGATATTTCACTTGCTGATAAAGGCGGAGTATTTTGTTCGTTCCAAGACTGAACAAAAAACTCTGTAAAGTCTGTATTTAAACCTTTGGCTATTAAATAACCAGCTAGTCTTGCGGCTTGGTCGTTACGGCCACCCTCAGAGACGCCCTGAATAGATAGGGGTGTAGATATTGGTTTGCCGTTAAGCTTCTCAACACCAGTTACTTTTACCCATAGCTCTTGGGTAAGGTTGGGTAAGTCGTCAATATCGTTTAGATCCCAGTCTGGGATCGTTGTAGGTGTATATATAGCTCCTGTAGCATGGATATTATGCGGAGCAACAATCAAACCACCCACGCCTCTAATATCAATCAGCTTGGCTGGATCATATCCTTCAGTTCTTTTGGCTACCCAAGTAGTAAAGTTTTCTGGATTGTTGTAATAATAATGAACCCCCTTGCCTGTTGCTACCTTAAAGGGCGTTACTGGTAAGTTGGCCTCACACCAATTTACCGCCTCGGGTGTATCTGCATCTATAACAATAAACTTGCCACAGACTAAAGCGACGACCAAATCATCTCGCCCTTTAAACCATTTCTCAATTTCTTCCGTCGTCGGCTGTCGCTCTTGGAATTTTTGCCACCCCCCTAATTCTTTGGGCGGAACTTTATTATGTCTATGGAGTGGTACTACACTTATTCCATATTCTGCATAAGCCAGAGCTAAGTCCAACGCAGAGTCTTGCGCTGTTACTTGTAAATTGAACACTCTTAACTTTCACTACTTTCTTCAATAGGACCAAAGATAGACTCGAAGTCTAGCTTACCGCCAGATGCTTTTATAATTTTTTTAGCCTGTTTAATTGAAGGCTGTCTTAAACCATACCTCCAAGCTTTTGTTGACGCTGCTGAACAATCAAACAATTCAGCGGCTGGCTCGGTGCCAATAAATTCTATGTACTTCTTCAAAGTTATTCTTTGCACTTCTCTCTCCTTATATTGTGGTTCTAGATTTTTTTTCTTAAATGATTTAAGCTCTTCATCTGTTAGGTTTTTTAATCTCCAAAGGTAGTCTACCTTCCATTGATTCTCGTCTACTTCTCTCATTTTACATTCCGTTAAAAAATTAATGTTCACACATTGTAATTCATATTAAAATAAATTAAAATAGTATTTTTAAATAAAACGGAGAAGATAAATGTCTGACATTTTAAGCAGAATAAAAAGTCCTAGCGACTTGGTGGAACATCAAGGGGCTAAGATTTTAATGTACGGAGCAGCTGGAGCTGGTAAAACAACTTCACTTGCAACCTCGCCTGGAAAAACTTTAATCATTAGTATGGAGGCTGGCTTGTTGTCTATTAAAGATGCGGCCAATGTTACCGCTATTGAGGTTAAAGAAGCTTCTGAGATTGAAGAAATTGCTGAAATGCTAGAAAGCGGCAAACTTGATTACGATACTATCTGTTTAGATAGCGTAACTGAGATGTCTGAGCTTTTGCTAGCACAAGAAAAAGCAAGGTCTAAAGATCCTCGACAAGCTTATGGCGAGGTAATTACAGTAATGACAAGAACAATGCGAAGATTTAGAGATCTTAAAATGCACGTTATTTTTGTTGCTAAAGAAGACAAGCTTCGAGACGAGGCAACGGGTATGTTTCATTATCAACCAATGATGGTTGGCGCTAAACTACCCACCCAAATTCCTTACTTCTTTGATGAGGTGTTATGTCTTAGGACTTTCACCGAAGAAAATGATGAGGGGAAAAAAGTAACCAATCGTTGGTTGCAAACAGTTCTTGGAGATAATTACATCGCCAAGGATAGGAGTGGCAAGCTAGATTCTTTTGAAGAGCCTAACTTGACATATATTATTAATAAACTTGGATTTTCAAAAGGAGAAAAATAATGAGCGATTTTGCAGACGTCAAGTTTGATTTTGAATCTGGTGGTAGTGGTGAATCTACTATTCCAGAAGGGGACTATTTAACAGAGATAAGTGTTTGCGAGAAGACTACTTCAAGCAACAACAATGAGTATCTAAGGTTAGAAGTCAAAGTGTGTGGTGAAAAGTATAAAGGTTGGATTGCAAGAGACAATCTTAATCTTTGGTACAAAAATGCTGACTCTGAAAAGCAAGAGCTTGTAAGAGAAATAGCATCAAGAAAGTTCTCAGGCCTTGTAAAAGCCTTGGGAAGAAGTGACAACCCGCCAGCAAATGCTGGAGAGTTAGTCGGCAACAAAGTGATTTGTACTTTTGGAATTGAGAAAAGTAAAAATCCAGACTATCCCGATGATAAAAACAATATTAAGGGTTTCAAGCCGTTGGAAAAGATGTCGCCTAAACAAGCAGACGACACCCCAGCTTGGGTAACAGAGGGAACCTCTGAATCCAAAGCTCCAGCTAAACCAAGCTTGTAATTATTAGGCTTTGCTAGGAAGCCTTAAAGGTACTATCTCCCCCCTTTCAAACAGTATGTACCTACCTAGCCTTTTTAGACAAAAGGTATTCGGTTATGACCTTTCATAGTGCCTTTGAAGTGTAGGCATTGTCGAAAACACTTCACCTTTTAATGAATTGTTAGACTAATATGGTGTGTAGGATCTACTTCGCTAACGTCTAAAATTTTTCCAAAACTATAATCTGAGCTCTCTTCCATAGAGCGCAATAAAGCAAAAAGCTCTGCGGTATCAGAGTTTCTGGCCTGCAATACAACTAAATTTATTTCGTTGTTTAATTCATATACGCACAGGTATTGAGGAATGCTGGGAAATAACATACCTATAATCCTAGCATAATTTTTATTGGTCGTTGATGTGTAAAGCAATCATTGCATAGTGAATGATTTTAAGGAGCTCCTTTTTCTTATCGTCTTTTTTGCCATAACGCATAGCGTATTTCATTATATTACCAACACAAAACCCCTCGCCAAAGCCAGCATCTACAATCATATCTGTTGCCTGGTACTTGCCCTTGGCATAGTGCTGATCGTAAGTGCTGTCTATATAATCTTTTAGCTCAGCAAGAGTTATATCTTCTCTGAATTTATAATTAACAAAGTCTTTCTTGCCCCATATAATCATAAAGTTAAAGTAACAATATTCGGCGAGTTATAAACAGATAAATGGCCGCCTTCTGAATGATTTTTGTACGACTCCAAAAAGCTTTCCATTTTTTCCCAGCCAAGATTCATCTGCTCTTCGGAAATAATAAATACTTTAGATGCGTATGGATAGACTTTCTCTTGCGCCACAAAGACAAACTCATCTAACTTAAAGCCAGCTTTCTCCATACCCCTGCGATACCAGGCGGCTTGCATATCATAGCCATACTTCTTAACCGAATAAGCAAACTCTACTGGATCACAAGATTGGGTGGTCTTGTAATCAACTACACATATAGCGTTGTCTGGATATGGGCTTTGAACTGGCGGACAGATAACATCTGGTCGGCACTTACAAAGAACCTCGCCCTCATACCAATAGAAGCTAGCCTCTGCTACCTTGCCTTCAGCGTTAAGGTAGACGTTGCCCTCATCAATCATATGCTCTTTCATACCCTTGATTGCTGTCATTTCAGCCTCTTTAATAACCGTTAAACCGCGCTCTTCATACTCTTTCTTCAGCTCTTTGTTAGCATTGGTATAAGGAGATCCCATTACTACCGCTACTGTTTGATTGAACGTTTCTTCACCCTCTACCAACAAAGCGTGGGCAGCTGTACCAAAGTTCATCGCGGGGGTTGTCTCCTGGACTTTCTCCACCGCATGCAGCTGCGATTTGCCAAAGGCCCTAATCTTGCTGCTACTAATTCCAGCCCCCGCATGGTAAACAGGGTTGGGTATATTTGAAAACACTAGGGTGTCGCCCTTTTGCTCAGACTCAAACTCTTTTAGTTCTTCTATTATCATATTCATACTCCAAAATTATCGTTTGCACGACGTTATCATTAAGCATTGGTTTAGGCCAATACCTCAAATTGTTATACACATTAAGCATATTATCTTCAAAAGACAATCGCTTGTTGTATAAAGGGTTTCCTATTGAATCCCAAAAATCTTCTATCTCCTCTAAATTATCTCTACCAACACCAACATATGTTAAATCCGCCTCCGTATAGTCAAAAGGAATAAACATAAAATCTCCCGTTTCTTTCCTAAATGGGTAACAACGTGTTGGCTTACCTATCTGCATAAATATGATTGACGATATTGGGAAACTTTCCCGAATAATCGACTTTAATTAAATCTGGTTTGTTGACTTCTGTTTGTCTAAACAAAGCCTCATCTACTGTAGAAGGCGGAGATCTTCGCAAGCTGTCGCCACTTACCATTTTATTCCACCAAGACACAGCTTTCTCTCTTGCATAGCCCGAATGCTCAAAGCATATGTACTCACTAATAATCTTATTAGGCGTCTTGTAACTGACTTTTAATACAGGCAACG